GATGTTGTACGTTGGAGTCTTGTCCCACACAAGTTGCAGTTAGCTGCACGGCTAACTCTATCTGGGCGATGCCAGTTATTTTATGAGCGGTGAGCGGTGAGCGATTTGCATAAGTCATTGAAAATAAAGTAATGTTCCCAATGTTCCAAAATGGTTTTTAAGAATGGAACAATTAACCTATTGATTTTAAAGCAATGTTCCTAATGTTCCAAATGTTCCGTTAAATATTACTACACTTCCATGTGACCCTTCCCTCCCCTTATGCAGCATATTCCATCCAACACCATTATACCCCTGTAGTACCCTAAAATCGCGGAACATTGGAACATTGCTTTAATAACAAAGACTTACAACGGAACATTACCCATTTTGCTACGGAACATTAGGAACATTACTTTGTTTTCAATAAGTTAGCCCATCAGCTAACCCCGACCCCACATGCCACACTACTCACATCTACACACAGTTACTCACCTAATAACGGAACATTACTAATCAAAATACATTTACTCACAACAAGATAAGTATTGACACGTTTACTTATATATGCTATATTTGTGGTACGTTCACTTTTGCAACGAGGATCAGTCATGTCTTACAACACCGAAACAGTTAGCCGGTCAGCTAACACTCTGCCTACCGGCCGAACCACCAACCAAACCAACGGCCTAACACGCGACGAGGCACAAGCCATCGAAGAATACCTTTTCCAAACCCGCGGCTTTGGGGTGCGTGTCATGCCAACCAAAGCTCGCGCTCTTGTCGAGCGTATGCCCGCAACCTACGACCCCGCGCCATCCTATCGCGCAATCAACAAGCGTGACATTCACGCCCGCAAGCGTTGGGGTGACGAGTGATGGCGAGGATAGGCGCATTTACAATGGACGGTACACGGATGCTAACCTGCCGATCATGCGGCGAGGATACGCTACACCCCGAGCGTTACAACATCGGGTATAATTACTGCATGGACTGCGGAGACTTCCGCGCCCGTGAAGAACGCGCAGGTTGGTGCATCGCACCTATCGCGCACAAGCAAGGGGCTACCCTTGTGACAAACCGCAACGACCTCAAAGGTCTCAATAAATACACTGGAGAATAATTATGAATATGATGAAAGGGATTGATGGAGTTAGCCACACAGCTAACCCCAAGCGTTGGGCCGAGGATGTCATACTCGCTTCCACCGCGCCCAACGCAGATGACATTGTTTCGATTTCATCCGCTGCGTTGTTGGTCAGTATGACCATATCAAACTGGGCAGGCCGCAAGTTGGATCGCAAAGCGTCTGCCGAAGTATCGGACGCTAACGCCGCCGAGCGCGGTGTGGCTAACGTCAACAAAAAGCTATTGGGTAACAACGAGTACCTAAAAGCAATACAGACGCATGTATCTGCGGCGCGTGACATGCACACACGCATGACGATGCCTTGGGGTAAGACGGGTTGGCAGCTATGCCCGACCGCGCAGTATTTCAAATACACCGAAGCAATGACGGGTATGCAGAACAAGTTCTATGAGTTGGTTCAAGAGTTCTTGGATAACTATGAGCAGGCTGTCGAGGACGCGCACTTGTTCTTGGGTGATCTTGCAAACCCTGACGACTATCCAAGCCTAGAGAAGTTGTCACGCAAGTTCTCATTCACCCTCGATGAAATGCCACTGCCTACCTCTGGCGACTTCCGCTTGGACATCGCTAACGAAGGAATTAGCCAGTTGGCTAACAAGTACGAGAAGTTCTACACCACGCAGTTCGAGACTGCGATGGGTGACATATGGAAGCGTACCTATGACGCGCTGTCTAACATGTCGGAGCGCCTCGACTACGAGACCGATATCGTAGAATACGTGGACGATGCGGGGCGTACCAAGCGCCGCAAGGTCGGAGCCAAAACATTCCGCGATACGCTTGTGTCCAACGTGACCGAGATGGTCGGACTGCTCAAAGTTAGCAACGTAGCTAACTCCCCCCACATGACTGCTATGGCTGAACGTCTGGAAGATGCGATGCTAGGAGTCACACCCGCTGCCCTGCGTGACGACGAGTCGCTGCGCAAGCAGACAAAAGCCGAAGTAGATGCAGCCATCGCTGCGCTGCCAACACTAGACATATAAACAGATTGGAGAAACCTCATGTCAACTAACACAATGTATGCACTGAGCATCGAAGAAATCGCTAACGCCATTGCAATCCAAGTTCCTCTGCCACCAGAGGACAAGACAACCATAATCGTCGAGGGCGAGATGGGCAGCGGCAAGTCATCAATCCTCAAGGTGTTGGCCGAGGATCTACCTGACCACAAGGCGATCTATTTCGACTGCACGACTAAGGCCGATGCGGGCGACCTGATGTTGCCGAAGTTCAAGGATTTGGAAGGCAACGACTATGTTAGCTTTGCGACTAACGAGGAGCTTGGTATGCACCTCAAGGATACGCCGCTCATTATTATGATCGACGAGGCGGGCAAGAACCGCGCTATCCAGAACCCGCTCAATCGTTTGTTCCAAGAGCGAATGATCGGTATGCATGAGCTACACCCAGAGAGCGTTGTCTTTGCGACGACTAACCTTGGGTTCGAGAATGTGGGCGACACGTTCCTGCCGCATACTTGCAACCGCGTTACATTCGTGCGGATGCGCAAGCCGAATGCGATAGAGTGGATCGAACACATGATCAACCTTAAAGCTGATCACGTCACGCTTGCATGGGTCAAGGACAACCCGCAGGTGTTGGCATCGTCTGACGATGTGAAAGACCCCGAGGATAACGTCTACATCAACCACCCCAAAGCGCAGGGGCGTCGATCGTTCTGCACAGCGAGGTCTATGCACAAGGCGTCAAACTACATGAAGATGCGCGACAAGCTCAATGACAAGTCTCTGACCGCGCTGCTCATTGGTACGATTGGTATGCGTGGCGGCATGGATCTGATGGCTCACCTCAAGTTAGCCGATCAGCTACCTAGTTTGGAGTCGATCAAATCCGATCCCAAAAACGCCAAGGTTCCAACCACAGCGGCAGGTATCTGTATGGTGGTCTATCGGACATTGGCAGCTATCGAACAAGACTGGCTCAACTCTTGGATGGACTATATGGCGCGGCTAGATGCCGAGGCGCAAGGTATGTTTGCCAATGGTGTCCGTGCGCCAAGATACAGCAAGCAGGCGATGGTCATGCAGAACCGCAAGTTCACGCAGTGGGCAGCGGATAACTCGCATATGTTTTCATCAGATCAATAAGGAGAATAGCAGATGAAAGGGAAAAGAGTAAAAAATGCAGGGAAAAAGAAATTAGCGATTGGCAAGCCGGTCGAAGACATAGACCCATCATATCTGGAAGAAATTTTAGAGAACCCAGAAACAGTAAACCGTGCAACCCGCCGCGCTGCGGCAAGCATGAAGCGTAAGCAAAAGGAGGATTGATATGACCACTATCAACCATGAAGTGAACGAGATGATCCAACTAGAGGAAGACACTTACAACGTTATTGTCGATCTCAAAGCTATGTTGGAACACTACGTTTCAGGTCGCGCAGGCAACAGTTCGACGAGAACACAAGCGTTAGTAACCATAAAAGAAGCAAATGAATTATTGAAAAAACTAAGGGAGGTTTAAACAATGTTACAGTTAGGCGGTAAGCTAACCGAGGAGCAGCGGCTCGAAAAAGCCGTTGTTCAAATCATGCACAAACAACCTGCCATTGGCGGGTTGGTTATGTTGGGCAAGCGTGTTGTATGTGACAAGACACGCACGGCATGTACCGATGGACGTGACGAGTGGTATGGGCGTGAGTTTGTACGCGGCCTGAACGACAAGCAGCTACGCTTTCTCGTTCTGCATGAGATGTATCACAAGATGTATCGTCACTTGATTACGTGGCGGCATCTCTGGAAGAAGTGTTCCGACACAGCCAACCGTGCGATGGACTATGAAATCAACATCAAGATACTCGACGAGTATGGAGAGTTCGTGGAGTGGATCGAAGGCGGCTGTCTCGACGAGACCTATCGTGGTTGGGGCACAGCTAAAATATTTGACGACATCTACAAGAAGCGCAAAGAACGCGAAGGCGGTGAAAGCGGTGACGGTGAAGGCGGCGGTGGCGATGGTGGCGGCGATGGTGACGGTGAACCATTCGACGATCACGATTGGGAAAGTGCTAAGGAGATGACCGAGGAGGAGAAGCGCGAGCTAGAGCGTGAGATCGACGAGGCAATCCGTCAGGGCAACATCGTGGCAGGCAAAACCGGAAGCGGTGGCAGTCGTGACATGGAGGAGTTGTTGCAGCCCAAGGTCGATTGGAGAGAACCGTTCCGCGAGTTCTTCATGGCTACCTGTGCGGGTAACGACAATTCGACGTGGCGTAAGCCCAAGCGTAGGTTCATTGCACAAAACGTGTATCTGCCATCGACGTTCAGCGAGACCATTGGCGAGTTGATACTTGGCATCGACACGTCAGGCTCGACATTCGCGCCGGGGGTGTTGCCTGCGTTTATGACCGAGACGAAATCCATCTGCGATATGCTACGCCCCGAGCGGGTTCGCATCTTGTATTGGGACACAGCGATCTGTCGTGCTGAAGTGTACGAGCAGTACGAGTTGGACAACATGATACACACCACGCAGCCCGAAGGCGGTGGCGGCACGGACGTTAGCTGTGTGGCTAACTACATCGCAGAGCATAAGCTCGACCCGCAAGCTATCGTGTTGTTGACCGATGGGTATCTATTCGGAGGCTGGGGCAACTGGCATCATCCGACCCTGTGGTGCGTGTTGGACAATGCGAGTGCGCGTCCGACCAACGGCAAAACAATTCACATCAAATCGGAGGATATGTGATGGATGATTGGCGCGACATAGAAGGGAAAAGTGGGTGCTACTGCGTGATCTGCCATGAAGGTGTCAAAGAAGAATACTTCGACAAAAGTGGTGGTGTATGTGGGAATTGTGATTGGGATGACCCTGTGTTGGGTCAATCCTTTGAAGAGGAAGGAACCAGATGAAGTATAAAGTGTTTAGAAGTTACACAGTATGCGAGATGCATGTGGTGGAAGCCGATGACGAAGATGCCGCAATTAATTTAGTTGAAGGTGATATCGAAGACTATTTCGTTAAGAGTTACGATGGTGACTACGACCGCGATGAAAACCATAAAATTATCTATAATGTGGAGGAAGTATTAGGTGAATAATATTTTTGTAGATAACCCGTTCATCCGCTGCCCCGAATGTAGCGGAGAAGGGGAGGTAAGCGCAGAGCGAGCAGTCTGCATGAGTAACGACAACCCATATGGGTACTTGGAAGAGTACAAACGAGAGTGCGATAATTGTGGGGGGCTTGGCGAAATCGAAAGGGATTATGATGATTGAATTTTTTACAGCTTTGATTTGGATTTTGTGGAGGGAGTGTGATGGATAATTTTAAATTTGATGCAGATGAATCGTTTAATGCCGCGTTAAAAACTATGGGCCGATTTTTGGAAGATCATAACGAGGAAGGACCGATGGCTACAGTTAGTTTGGCGAGAGCCTTGGGCGGATTGTTGGTGCTAACAACATCAGAGGATCAGCGTGATATGGCTTTAGGCACTACGATCAGCCAATTATGTGATACGTTCACTGATTTTTTACATATGGAGGCTGAGGTCGATGATTGAGTATTTCACGGCGTTGATCTTGCACTACGAGTTGCAGGGCAAAGAAGTCGAAGCGGTGGTGTGGTTTGAAACCGAAGCCGACTGCCAAGCGGTGATGCAGAATGATATTGCAGCGCCATTGTACGACGAGTTGTATGACTTGTACGGCAATAACATAATGATGTTCTGCGAAGTATCGGAGGGCGTCTCAAATATAATCAGGCCGAAAACACGGCCAACACAGGAGAATAACTAATGGCACTTACATATTCAGCATTCCAAACTTTTGCAGAGGTGGAGCATCACTACAATGCTGTCAAACCTTTGATATCGAAATGCCACACCAAAGCGGAAGATATCCGACCCATCGGGGATCGTAAGCGTAAGTGGGAGCGCATCGTTAAACTCAGCGATTACTGTTATGCGTTGGTTGACGGGTATTGCTATGGCGACTCCGTGTTCAAAGCGTGGGGCACCGACAGAACCCCTACCAAAGCGGATACCGAATTTTATGCTGCTGTCGTATGGCGCAAGCATCGTGACGGAACCACAAGCGTTAAGATACGCAACGGTACAGGGCCGTGGAACCATGTCAGTAGGTATCAGTTCCTAACACGCCACGTACCGAGAGGTATGTACTTCCTAGTGTACAACGGGAAGCAGTATATTAGGTACGACGATCACGATAGACATTTCCTAGCCAAAGGTAAAACCGTGCCAAAAGAGGTGA